CTATTGGAGGAACTACTCTACCCCCAACATTGGTAACAATGGAGGGAGCATATTATGGAAATAAAAAGCTTACAAAAGTAATTCCTTTGCCTAATGATTTCAGTAATAAATGTAGTATGCGTTCTTGTTGTTATGGTTGCTCTTCATTAACAGATGATAATATATATAAAACTCTTCCATATAATGTAAGTAATATGGATTATATTTATTATGCTTGTCATGGATTAGTAAATCCTTCTATAGTAGTCAATTCTGACAGAACAAGCTCTCAATGTTGTTTTGAAGGTTGTGGCAATATGAAATCTGTCAGAGCAGAATTTAATGGTACATATTCTTATGGATTTAATAATTTCTGTAATAACTGTGGAGAACTTACAGATGCTTATATTAAATTTCCTTATTCTCTATATTTTAATGATGATGCACAGACTTGCTCTGAAAATGGTAATATATTTGCTTATTGTAAAAAGCTTATAAACGTAGAATTGAATATGACTAGATTAGAAAGTAAATCAGATTTTAGGGCAATGTTTAGACAGGATAAATATATAGAATCTATAAAAGGATTTGATTTAAGTAATCTTCATAGAGATGATAGAAGACCAAATGATGACGCTTGGTATTTTACTTATGATACATCTTTTGAATTTATTAAGGATTGGGTATTTGCGACAGACGAAAATGGTAATACTAAAAAATTAACAAATTCATATAAGATGTATAATTTAGAATTAACTCCTGCTGCTACTATAGAATCTCTTATGAATGGGTTAGGAACAGTACAAGTAGAAACATTAACATTAGGTCAAGCAACCTTAAATAGGCTATCGGAAGAACAAAAAGCTAATGCAGTAGCAAATGGTTGGACTTTAGCGTAGGTGATTATATGAATAATATAGAAATAATAGAAAAAAAAGGTTATAGAATATTAAGACCAAAAGAGGGTTATATCCTTTATAAAGATGGAGAAATCTTTGAAGGAGATGTAATACTAGGAGTCAATGCGACTCCTAGTGCTTATTCTACTATAGAGGATGTAAACTATAAAGAAGTACAAAAGAAAATTGAAGAATTAGACCCCCTTAAAGAATTGAAAGAACAGAGAATTGAGTTGAGTAAAAATAATTTAGCACAATATCTTAAAGACAATCCATTGTTTTCTACTGTTAAATATGAAGAAGGAAGATATTACAATGTTACAATGGAAAAACAACAGTTATTAACAAGTACTTTGCTTTCATATCAGTTAGACAACATATTCGGAACAGAATCAAACTTGAAATGGAATGATACTAAAAATGTATGCGAACCTTATTCTTTTGAACAGTTAGGAAGGTTATCTAAGGAGATAAAATTATATGTTGAGCCTTTAGTAGAAAAACAACAACAAATGGAGGTTAATATTAGAAATTGCAAGACAGAAGAAGAAGTGTTTAGTATTAAATTAGATTTTGAAGGAGTTGATTAGATGAAAGATACGTTAAAAACGCAAGGTGTAACACGCCCTGTAATAGGTATAAAAAAATTAATTGATTATTATAATGAAAATTATACTAAAAAGAAAGAATATATATGTAAAGATTTAAAACCCACTAGAATGTTAAGTAAAGATGAATATCATAAAATTTTAAACGATGCTGGTCTCCTAATACCACAAGAAGTGCGTTACTATCCACTATTTAAAATATCGAAAATAAAAAACAATAGACCGAGAACTATTTCTTATATTTTTAAAATAGACAATGAAGAATATGAAGGAGTTACGGGACGCATTCAGGAAAATGTATATGAAGACAATGACACTAGAATTACAATAAATGGAGATGAAGTTTTTTTAGCACCAAACAATGTGTTTATAGACACAGAAGCCTGTTCTTTAACATTATATACAGATTCTCTTGAGCTACCTAAATTAGAATATCCTAAAAATAAAATGGATATGTATAGAGCGTTAAATTTTATAGAGACAGTATGCTATTCTATTAATGATGAGAATTTATATGAACTTCTTGATAAGATATCATATGATATTTTCCTTTCTAATAATATAGATGAACTTGATTTATTTTTAGGAAGTTCTCTATTTTGTGTTGATTTTAACATTAGAAAAAATGCTTATTTTATAAATCCTGATAAAGATAATTACTATACAATATTAGATGCAATCAAAAAAGGAAAAACAATATATAAAGATTTAGAGACACCCCTTGTTAATTGGAAGATAAATAAAGAAGAAAAAGTAATATATTTAGGAGAGCTAATGGCTACCGAAAAAGGTTTAGAACTACCACCAAACTAGAAAGGAGTTTAAAATGAACGAATTAATTAAATTATATAACAATAAATATTCTAAAATAGAATATCCAAAAACTAAATTAGATTTTTACTATGTTTATTTGTTTTTACAAAATAAAATAAATGAATATGATGACGATGAATTAAGAAAATTATTTGAGAAAATAGAAGTGCCAAAACCAACAACTCTTAAAGAATTAGATATATATAGAGAGTGTGTTGATTTTATTAATGGTATTAGAATATCTAAAACAGGAAACAAAAGTTGTCCTGAGTTATCTGATATACAATATGTTTTAGGATATCATCAAGTTTATGAAATGAAAGGATATTTATATTATTATTTGGAAGGAGAGCCAAATTAATGAAAAAAATAATAGATAAATATAATGAAAAAAACCTTTTCCCATTTTCACTGCCATATCCCAAAACAGATTTACAAATATTAAAAACATATAAATTTTTATCTATGATTCAAGATGATGAAATACAAGAAATGTTAAAAGATATTAAATTACCTAAAATAGATTCTTGGAAGGATTATTTTACTTTAAATGAAGATGGAAACGAATATTATACTATAAGTGTACCAAAAGAAGTAGGCGAATGGGAAAATGAAATAGGTGAGATAGAAGAAGCTATAAGAAAAGGTAAGATTATTCTGGTAGAAAATGATGAAGGTATAATATGTACTGCTAAAAGTGTGGAAATAAATTTGGAAACCAAAGAGATACAGATTGCAACTGAAGGTTCTGATTATGGGAATATGATGCCCGTATAAAGAACTAATTAAATTAATTAAACACTTATAAATAATTTAGAGTAGGGGCAACCCCTACTCTTTTTTTAATATAAAGGAGATGGTTTTATGGTATCAAAACCAAAAATGATAGAAAGTTTTATTACAAAAAATAAATATAGTAGACCCGGAACAAAACGTTCAAGAACTACTAAAATAGCATGGCATTATACTGGTGCACATGATGTATCTGCTAAAGCAACTATGAATTACTTTAAAAACTTAGCAACAGAACATACAACCTATGCAAGTTCTCACTTTGTATGCGGACTTGAGGGAGAAATATATTATATAGTTCCTATGAGCGAAATAGCATATACAACTAACAGTGCAAACTATTATTCTATCGGTATAGAATGTGCAACTACTGGAACTGATGACCATTATTCAGATAAAGAATACGTGTCTATGGTTAAATTAGGAGCTTGGTTGGCTCAATATTACGGACTAGACCCTAGAAAAGACTTTATAAGACATTATGATGTAACTAGAAAGATATGCCCAAGATATTTCGTTAATCATAAAGATAAATGGAATCAATTTAAATTGGATTGCTATAATCTTAAAGAAGGTAAAATAAAAGTATCTGATATTGTGAATTGTACTAATGGGGGAAAACATACTTCTAAAGTACCTAGTACTACAACTAAAAAACAATATTTAAGAGTGCTTCAAGATGTTAATGTACATAGCACTCCTGACTTTAAGTCTAGTTCTGTTTGTGGTAAAGCAGAAAAAGGAGAGGCACTGACTATTGTTAAAAAGATAGAGAGAGCGGGAACAGATATGTATTTAGTGAAGGCAGGTTATTATATAACTGCTAGTAGTAAATATGTAGAAGTATTTGAGAGATAGCGTTAATTAAATGAATGAATTAAATATAATAATTTAGAGTAGGGCAATCCCTACTCTTTTTTATTAAATGCAAGGAGATGTAAAATATGGATAACAAAAATAAGGTTAAAAAAAAACGTAGCACTAGGAAGTGGGTAATACCTCTGGTAATTACATCTATATTTGCTTTTACAGGTATTGCAATATGGTTACAATATGCTACTAGCACAGAGTTATCTTCAACTTTAATAACTTGTTTCTACGGATTTTGTGGTGGTGAGCTTTGGCTATTAGCATCTATCACAAAAACAAAAACAAAAAATAATAATAGTGAAAATATAAATACTGATGATTCAGAAGGAGAGGAATAAAAATGGATGTTCAAACTATTTTAATATCATTTATAATAGCTATAGCTGTTATATATGCAGTATACAAATTTATTAGTTTAAGCAAAGAAAGACAAGTAGAAAATATCAAACAATGGCTTATATTTGCCTGTCTTGAAGCTGAAAAAATGTTAGGCAGTAAAACAGGTCAAGTGAAATTAAGATATGTGTATGATTTATTTGTTAGCAAATATAAATTTATATCTTGTCTTATCCCATTTGATACTTTTAGTAAATGGGTAGATGACTCATTAATAGACATGAGAAATATGATAAACACTAATAAAGCCATCAAAAAGATAGTAGAGGGTGATAATTAAATGAATGAATTAATAAAATATTTTAATGAAGAATATAGTAAAGAATACGGAAAGGTTTCTTATCCTAGAACTACTCTACAAATATATAGAGTATATCAAGCTATAAAATCTTATGGAATAAATGATGATAAACTGGTTGAGTTGCTACATAACGTAAAATTACCTAAGCCTAGAAATACAGAAGAATGGGAATTATATGTTTATTGTTTATATAATATGGACGATAGTGAATCAGAAAGAAAGATTGAAGATGTTTCGAACAGACTAGAAATACTTCCTGTAAAAAATACACATCAGGTTATCCGAGATGGAGTGCCAGTTTCTCAACAAAATATAACTTTAGATGAAAATAACTATGAAGCATATATATTTAATGACGAACAAATAACAATACCAGACAGCTTAGTATTAGAAGATTTTGAAAATAAGTTTTTAGCCATAGCTTCTCACTCTAAAGGAGTGTTAAATGCCGTCATTTCATATAATGATGGTGTAAATGATATAACAAAAGAAATAGAATTGACACGTGACGAAAATTTTACTTCAAACTATTTTGATTATAGTGACTATACTGAATCTAGTATATTGAATATAACATTTGGATTTGACTATGGTATTAACAAATTTTTTATATACGTTTATTATATGAAACAACCTATGAAATCTCCGATTTTTTATGAGGTGAAAAAAGTTTCACTTTCATATTCGTATATTACCAACTTACTAGATGACAATTATTTAAAAAGTATTGATTATTCTAAAATTAATAATGTTCCTTATAAGTTAAATGCTCTTGTAGAGGGTTCAACAAGAACACTAGAGACTAAGGAATATGTATCTTTATTCGATAATTTATTTATTTGGGATGCTAATAAAATAAATGAGCGATTAGACTCTACAAGTGGAGTAAAAAAGAACGACTATTATGCTCATAATATACAAGTTAAACAAAAAGATAGCGAAGGAATAGGTTATGGTCAATATATTCCATCCACATACATGTCTGATTATAAATTATTTATTAAAGCTGGTCCTGATGTTATAGTAAAGGTTTACCAACATAGAACAAAACAATTATTAAATGAAATAAAAGATTTCTATATTGGAGAATATAAAGAAATTATGGTAAGAGACAGTTTAAATGGAAGTGATGGAATATTTATTGCTTTTACTGTTAAAGATGATGTAACAGATTTTTATGCTAATACTTATGTTAGTGATTTAGTTTTATGTAAATCAAGTGGCTTTTTAACTAAACAAGAGGTAGATAATAAAGTTGATAAAATAAGTGGAAAAGGATTATCTACTGTAGATTTTACTACTGCTTATGAAACAAAACTTAAAGGATTGTCTAATTATAATGATACAATTATTAAAAACGATATAGATGCTATAAATACTAAAATAAACACTATGTTCTCATTTAATGATAATGGAGAATTAATTGTGACAATAGGAGAAGTATCTAAAACATTCGTACCAAAATCAGAGTAGGATTATTCCTACTCTTTTTAAAGGAGTTGATTAAATGAATAAACTAATTGAGTTTTTCAATGAAAAGTATGGAGATAAATATGGGAAGATTCCTTACCCAAGAACAACAATGCAAATATATAGAGTATATCAGTCTATAAAAAGTTATGGGATAAAGGATGAAGAGTTAGTTAAATTATTACATAATATTAAATTACCTAAGCCAAAATCTATAGAAGAAAAAGAGTTATATACAGATTGTTTATACAACAAAGATGATAGTGAAATGGTAATAGATACAAGTAATTTAATTTCCAAAGAAAACCCTGTATTTACTGGTAGTATGAGTATGAATAGGAAAGAAGGGGCAACTATAGGAGAATATAGCGTTGCTATTGGGAAAACTGTTGAAGCGTCAGGAGAATGTTCTTATGCAGAAGGTAAGAATACAACTGCTAGTGGATGGAGTTCTCATGCAGAAGGAGAGGAAACGAAAGCTAAGGGGCAAACTTCCCACGCAGAAGGAGATAATTCAATCGCTGAAGGCATAAGTTCCCACGCAGAAGGCAGTTATGCAGTTGCCAGTGGAATAACTTCTCATGCAGAAGGAGAGGGAACAAAAGCTTATGGAAAATCATCTCATGCAGAAGGTAGTTTTACAACTGCCTCTTCAAATTATCAACACGTTCAGGGTAAATATAATATAGAAGATAAAAGTAATAAATATGCCCATATAGTTGGTAACGGTAAAAGTGGTATGGAAAGAAGTAATGCACATACATTAGATTGGGAAGGTAATGCTTGGTTCGCAGGAGATGTACAAGCCAACAATGTTCCTTATGTAATTAGTGAAAAAGTAGTTTTAACAGTTCCTGCTGCATCTATATCTGCAAAGAAAAGTGAGATAGATAATAATACTGGTGCTGATCCTGTTCGAATCAGTATTGATACTACTGTGACATATGACCCCACTAAATCATATTATGTAAAATATAATAACACACAATACCATGTGGTATATACGGAGGGGGTATTTGGTATTGTAGAAGATAATTGTGAATGTTTAATTATATCTAGCAATGGTAATCCTGTACTGATGGTATTTTCATTAGATACAACCAATATTACTGATATGCAATTAATTGAAAAAGATATTAAAAAATTAGATACTATGTATATACCAGATGACTTAAACGTTAATAATTCTATGACACTAGGAATTAGAAAGGGTAGAACTGGAGTACTTAGTTCTAGTTTTGGGTTTAACTGTGAAGCTTCAGGTGATTACTCTCATGCAGAAGGGGATAATACTACTGCTTTAAAGGAAAACTCTCATGCTGAAGGTCAAGACACTACTGCCTCAGGTGAAGCATCACATGCAGAAGGATGTAGGACTAGAGCTTCAGGTGGCAATTCACATGCTGAAGGTTATAAAACTGTTGCTTCAGGTGGCATCTCTCATGCTGAAGGTAATGCTACTACTGCTTCAGGTAATTATTCACACGCAGAGGGTACTGATACTATTGCTTCAGGTTATAATTCACATGCTGAAGGTCATGGAACAACAGCACACGGAGAGAATCAACATGCAGAAGGTAAATATAATATAATAGATACTAAAGATAAATATGCACACATTGTTGGCAATGGTGATAGTAATAATAGTTCCAATGCATATACATTAGATTGGGATGGTAATGGTTGGTTCGCAGGTAAACTTTCTCAAGAAGGCATACCTACTGAAGATAAAGATTTAGTTACTAAAAAATATGTAGATGATAGCAGAGACAATCTTATTTCTAGCATATATGGGAATAATATATACAATTTTCAAATAACAGAAGATGAATTTAATTCTTTATGCAATCTTTTATATAATGATGGGAATAATAAAATTGCTTTGAACAGTATATCGTCTGATACATTAAATACTATAATTGGTGGTCATACATGGTATAATGCAATATCTTTTAATAAAAAAATTATTTTAAAGGTAAAATCTACGGGGAGTGGAGGTCTTGTAGTTTATACTAAGGGTGAATCAACAGATGGTCATGTTAGCTATGTGTTATTATCATTAAAATCAAACGAATCTAATATTGTTACAATTTCACACACAAGTTTTATAGAATATAATTATAATGATAAAATAACAAACTTAGGAATATTGAATAATAAAGTTAATATACAAAAAGGCACAAAAAATCAATATATTAATGCAACAAAAGATTTTGAATTGGTATTGCCAAATGTAACTGAATATATAGAAATACATTTATATCTTACTCCTTCTTCAACTGTGTCAATAACTTTCCCTCCATCTATTAAATGGAAAGATGTTCCAACGATTGAGGCAAACAAAGTTTATGAAATTATATTTAAATATATTAATGAAAAAATAGGTTGGATTGGAGAATATAAAATTTATAATTAACAATAATTAAAATAATAAATATTTTAATGTATAAATGTGAATAATATAAATAAGTTATTCTATTTGTATTATTTATGGATTACCCTCTAGTCT